CCCGCGAGGGCACTCCATCAACCCGCTTCGGCGGGTTTTCTGCTTTTGAAAGGGCCACAACATGGCATCTCTCCCTACCGGCTCGCGCATCGCCGTGGCCACTTCCATCGGCGCCAAGGTGCCTATCACCGCGATCACCAACGCGACCGAGGCCGTCTGCACGGCAGCTGGGCACGGCCTGGCCGTCGGCAACATCGTGATCGTCCTGTCCGGCTGGGGTCGTCTGAACGGCCTTGTGTTCCGCGTGAAAGCCATCCCGACCCCGGACACGTTCACCCTGGAGGGCCGCAAGGCCAACACCAGCAACACCAACCTGTTCACCCCTGGCGGCGGCGCTGGCTCGTTCCAGAAGGCCCTGACATGGGTGGACGTGGTGCAGATCCTGTCCAACAACACCTCGGGCGGTGATCCAAAAAAGGTCACGTACCGCTACCTGGAGAGCGAGAACGAGCAGGAAATCAACGACGGTTTCAGTCCGGTCTCGCGCTCGCTGGAAATCGATGCTGATGCCATCGAGACCCCGGGCTACACGGCTCTGGAAGACCTGTCCGCCAGCGGCGCCGACACGATCCAGCGCCTCACCATGAAGAACGGCGCCACGTCGTATCTGGCATGCACCGTGGCGCTCAACGATGAAGTGCTGATGCAGGACGGCCAGGTCAACCGCGTGAAGGCCGATTTCTCGGGCAAGGGCCGCTCCACCCGCTACGCCAGCTAAGGCGTCAACCCCATGCACCGGCCCGGCTGTTTCGTCTCTTTCAGCGGAGGCGGGCAGTCGGGCACGGGCTTTCTCTTTTTCCCTCCGCTGAAAGGATCACTCCATGGCCACTCAATCCAAGACCGCTGTTTCCGCCGCTGCAGACGAGGCTGGCAAGAAGCCCCCCGCATTCATCTTTGGCGCCCGTCCCGAGACCATCACCGCGCCCGTCTCGTTTGTGCGCGTGACCGGCGAGGTTGCCGAGATGGACTGCAAGTTCAAATACCGCACGCGCCGCGAGTTCGGCGAGTTGTGGGACGAGGTGTCCAATGCCAATGTCCCACCGCCGGCCGACGGCGAGAAATTCAGCTTCGCAAACCTGGCCGACCGTGGCCTCGAATTCAGCGCAGAACGAACCCTCAAGTACCTGGTGGGCTGGGGCGTCGAGATCGAACTCAACAAGGCGGCCCTGGTGCAGCTGTTCGATGAAGAGCCCAACGCCGCCGCCGCGTTCTGGGACGCCTACCGTGCCGCCCTGGTGGATGGCCGCGTAAAAAACTCCTGAGCGCCACCGTCGCCTATTTCACCCCCGACCCTGAGGTCGCAGAAGGCTGCGAGCCAGAAGACTACTGGGAAGACCCAGTGGAGGCCTGGCCCGAGAACGCCGAGTCGCTTGCGCTGTTCATCGGCCTGCAGACGCAATGGGCCTGGGTTGTGGGAATGGGCGGCGGCGGGCGCATAGGCCTGCGGTATGAGGCGGTCTATCCGCTGCTTGACCGCGTTGCACAGGGCGACCAGGAGCTGTGGGACGAACTCTTCGCAGACGTGCGGCGGATGGAGATGGCCGTGGTCAACATTCCGCAGAAAAGGTGATGCGGTAGCATGCGCCTTTTAAAGGAGGTGTTATGCGTCAAATGTTTTTGGTATTGGCAATAGCTAGCTCTGCGGCTATTGCCGCCCCTATCGCAAAGCCACCAAAATACAATGAAAAGGCGTTAAGGGCTGGGCTGGAGGAGAAGCTTAAGGATGCAGATAGTGCAAAAATAAAAGACATTACATACAGCCCTACGAATAATCCGAAGATATGGAATATTTGCGGATCCGTTAATGCAAAGAATGGATACGGGGCGTATTCTGGCTTCGGCAGATTCTACGGGCTTGTCGCGGAGATTGAAAAGGGGAAGCCGATGTATTCTATTTCATCTGTTGAAAACGATAGTTCAAATAGGATGTGCGAGCACTTCGGATTGTGATCGCATCGGAAATATCTAGATCCCGTTAGGTACGGGTGTTTAAAAGGCTCGCTTCGGCGGGCCTTTTTGTTTGGGGGTGTGATGGAAGAACAAAACCGCAAAATTGGCTTCGTGGTTTCTGCGGAAGACGATACCAAGACCACCTTTCAGAACATCAAGACTGGCGCGGCCGACATGGCTGCGTCCGTCGCCAAATCCGGCGAGCAGGCCGCCAAGGGCGTGAAGGGGATCGGCGATGGCGCCGATGAAGCCGCCCAGAAGATGGGCCGGGCCGAAAGCGCCATGGCCCAGGCGCTGACCCGCGCCACGGAAAAGGCCAAGATCGCCGCGCAGGCCGGCGAGAGCCTGAGCCGCGCTTTCGAGCAGAAGATCGAGATGCGTGGTCTCGATGCGACCCAGCTGAATCCCTTGGTTGCCAAGCTGCGCGAGGCCGAAGACGCACTCGCGTCGTTCAAGGCGCAGCAGGCCAAGGACGCGGGTCAGAGTTCGTTCCTGGAGTCCCTGCGCTCGCAGACCCAGGCGCTGGGCAAGACGAAATCCGAGCTGCTGGAGCTGCAGGCTGCGCAACTTGGCGTTGCCAGCCAGGCCGCACCATTCATCGCCAAGCTGCGTGAGGCTGAGACGGGTGTTGGCAAGGTGGGCGTGTCGGCCGCGCAGACCGCTGCAGCGATGCGGATGGTGCCGGCGCAGTTCACTGACATCGTTGTGTCGTTGCAGGCGGGCCAGGCGCCGCTGACGGTCCTCCTCCAGCAGGGCGGTCAGCTCAAGGACATGTTCGGCACAACTGGCGCCGCTGCTCGCGGCTTGGCATCGTATGTCGCGGGCTTGGTGAACCCCCTCACTGCCGCTGGTGCTGCCGTGGCGATTTTGGGCCTCGCCTACTACCAAGGCAGCAAGGAATCCGACGCCTTCCGCAAGTCGATCCTGCTCACTGGCAATCAGGCAGGCGTCACGGTAGACCAGCTCAACACCATGGCCCGCGCAATGGCTGGCGTCGTGGGCACACAAGGAGTCGCTGCTGCAGGGCTGGCTGAGATGGCCAGGGACAGCAAGGTAGGTGCTGACAGCCTCCAGGAATTCACGACTGTCGCCATCCAGTGGGAGAAGGCCACAGGCCAGGCGGTCAAGGACACGGCCAAGCAGTTTGCCGAGTTGGCGAAGGATCCGCTCAAGGCCTCGCTCGCCCTGAATGAGGAAATGAACCACCTCACGGCCAGCGTTTACGACCAGATCAAGGCCCTGGACAAACAGGGGAAGACGGCTGATGCCGCCGCCATCGCGCAGAAGGCCTACGCCGATGCCATGTCGAGCCGCCGCGCCGAAATGGTCCAGAACCTGGGCTACATCGAGGCCGGTTGGAACAAGGTAAAGAACGCTGCCAAGAAGGCATGGGATGCCATCCTCGATATCGGCCGCGAAGGCACTGCTGAGCAGAAGCTCGCCTCCGTGCAGAGTGACCTGCAGGCGGCAGAACGCCAGCTCGCGAATGCTGAGCGTGCAGCCTTCGGCGGCAGCCGCGCCAGCAAGGCTGAGGAGGACCGTCGCCGAGCCGCTGTTGAGGATCTGCGAGCCCAGGAAAAGAGCCTGCGGGAGGGTATCGCGGCTGGGCAGAAAAAGGCTGCGGAGCAGGTCGCAAGCAAGGACTACGTGGATGCCATGCAGGCATTCGATCAGGTTGCGGGTCAATTTGCCTCGAAGGAGGTCAAGCGCAAGCAGGAACTGACTGTTGCGCAGAACCTCTACAACGAGGCCGTAGAGAAGACCAAGAAGGCCTTGGCAGACTCTCCCGAACTGGGCTCCAAGCTGGCGAAGCTGGAGGCGGACTATGGCAAGACTGTCGCCGGCATCAACAAGAAATTCACCGAGAAGGCCTCGGGCGGCGGCATCAACGTCACCGAGAACCAGCTCGCCGGCCTGGAGGGCAAGCTGGCTGCCGCAAGGCAGTACCGCGAACAGCTGCTGACGCTGGGAGCCGCCGCATCCGATCTCAACGAAGGAGAGCGCGAATCGATCACGCTGGCCGCCCAGATTGAGAGGACCACCAACGCGAAGACCAGGGCGAAGCTGGAAGAAGCGAAATCCATTGCCGACGCCTGGGGCGCACAAGTGCGCAGCAACGACGAGTTGCACAAGTCGCAGAAGGCCTATGAATCGCTGATCGCCGGCAACTACAAGGCGGCTGACTCTCTCACCGAGCGTGCGCGCGAGCAGGAGGCTGCCAATGCCGTGTTCGGCAAGGGGCGTACGGAGATCGAGCGCATGACGCTCGCCACGCTGGAGCAGCAGATGGCCGAGGCCCAGGGCAGCGACAGCTTCGATCCGAAGTACATCGCCAGTCTCGAAGCCAAGATCGCCGCCCAGAAGCGCTACACGGCCGCCCTGCAGCAGGCGGATTTCAAGCAGATGGACGACCGTCTCACGAAGTCGCTGCAGACGGCTAAGGATGAGCTGGCGATCCAGAAGGAGGGCCTGTCGCTGCTCGGCGCCGATGAGGTGCAGCGCAAGAAGATCATTGCGCAGCGCCGTATCGAACTGGAGCTCGCCAAAGAGCTTGCGGAGATCGAGCGCACGATCTACAGCGACGACAAGGACGAGAACGAAAAGAAGCGCGAGACACTGCGCCAGAAGGCCCGCGAGAAGGCGGAGACCAACACCCAGACCTCGCTGCTGCGCATTCAAGAAGAGTACGTCAACAAGCAGGTTGAGCAGTACGACGAGATCTTCCGCAAGGGCTTCGCCGACATGCTCAACAACGGGCGCGACGGCTGGGACAGCTTCACGAAGAGCCTGACCACCACGTTCAAAACGACTGTGGCGGACCAGATCTACAAGATGTTCCTGCGTCCGTTTGTGGTCCAGGTTGTGGCCTCGCTCATCGGTGTTCAGGGTGGTGGCGGCGGTAGCCTGGGGGGCGTAGGCGGCACGGGGTCTTCGGGCGGCGGCTTTGGCGGGGGCATCCCAGGTCTGGGCCTGCTGGGCGAGAGCGGCCTGTTCGCCGGCACGAACTTCGGCGCGGGCCTCATGGGCGGCATGCCTGCCCTGTCTGGTGGCATCGAGATGATGTTTGGCGGCGAGCTGTTCGCCGGGGGCATGCAGGCTTTTGGCGCGGCGCTCCCGTGGATCGGCGCTGTTGTTGCCGGGTTCTCGATCTTGAAGAAGCTGTTTGGCGGCGGGCGCGGCCCGAACCACTCTGGCGGCGTCGCATCCACGGCGACCACCGACCGCGACCTTGCCGTGAAGCAAGTGCTGGGCACTGACGCCTGGGGCAACACCCTCGGCGACTTCACCACGCGTAAGAACGAGGCGCTCGACAAGCAGCTGCAAAAGACCGTCAACGGCATGCTTGAGATGTACAAGGCGCTGGCCAAGATCGGCGGGGGTGGCGCGCGAGAGATCGACATCGCGGCCGGTTTTTCGACGAACCCCAAGTATGCGGATGAAGGCGTGTATGGCTACTTCCAGATCCTGGACAAAGTCACGGGCGAAGTGCTGAAGAAGTACAAAAACCGGGACATGGACAGGGACCCGGAGAAGGCTTGGGCGCAGTTTGTGGCCGACATGGGCGGGGAGCTTGTCAACGAGATCAAGAAGGGCGACATCCCTGGCTGGATGCGTGAAGAGCTGGACGCGCTGGGCGAGGACGTGACGGTCGAGGGACTCAACGCTGCGATCCAGAAGATCGCGGTGATCGATGCTGCCTTCAAGGGCTGGGCTGACACGATGACCAGCTTTGCCGGGCTCACGGCCAAGGCCCAGACCGAGCTGCTCAAGTTCTCGGGCGGCATCGAAGCGCTGGCCGGCAACGTGAACGCCTTCTACGCAGGGTTTTATAGCGAACAGGAAAGGGCCGAGATCTTGCAACGCCAAGTCCGCGACCAGCTCAAAAAGCTGGGAGTCGTGGACATCGACCCCGCTGGCGGCGAAGAGGCCAAGAAGAAGTTCCGCAAGCTGATCGAAGACGCGCTCGCGTCCGGCAACACGGAGCTGGCTGCAAAGCTGCTTGCATTGGCGCAGCTGTTCGGGGTGGCGGCGGACTACGCCCAGAAGTCGGCAGAGACGGCCGCCGAGGCAGCCAAGACCGCAGCGGACGAGGCGGTAAAGGCCCTTGAGGAGTCGCGCAAGAAGGCAAAGGAGGCTGCATACGCGAACTTCGAGGCAGCGATCCAAAGGGAACAGGCCTACTGGCAGGACGTGGCCAGCGCGAGCCAGGAGGCCATAAGCAGCCTGTCCAGCGCGCTGAGCACCCTCAAGAGCAATGCGCGCGACCTGTACGGCTCGCTGGATGCCACGCAGCAGATGCTGGCCGCCCAGGGGATGGTCTACATCGAGGATGCGCTGTCGGGTGTGCGCGGCGGGCGAAAGCTCACCGACTACGCCGGCCTGACCGACGCCATCGGAGCTGCCCGGGGCGGCATCAACTCGGGCCGCTACGCGACGCAGTTCGAGAAGGAGCGCGATGCGTTGATCCTCGCCGGCCAACTCACCGAGCTGGCAGACAAGGGTGATGCGCAACTGAGCGTCGAAGAGCGGCAGCTCAAGAACTCGCAAGAGCAGCTTGAGCGCCTCGACAAGACGCTCGGCTATTGGCGGGATCTGCTCGACGGCAACAAGGCCCAGATCGATGCGACGCTCAGCGTGGAAGCTGCGATCAAGGCGTTGGAGGCACTGCTGTTCCCTGAAAAACCGCCTGCAGCGGGTGGCGGATCAGGGTCGGGCAAGACGCCGACGCCAGATTGGGGCGGAGGTGGGGGCGGCGGATTCCAGCCCGCGAACAGCGGCAAGTACAAGACTCCCACGGCGATCTTGGGAGGTGGTGCGGTCATCTATGACTATGCCGCGCCGGACTACGAAAAGCGTCTCGACAGCCTCGCTCCGACGTTCGAGAAGTACCGTGGCACTGGCGATTTCGCAGGCCTGGCCGACGACTTCCGCGCTGCAGGCGGCACTGCAAAGGACCTCGCGTACCTCTACGGCTTTTCCGAAGCCGATGTGTTGGCCGCGCTGGACCGCAACGGCATCCCGCGCTTTGAAGCGGGCGGCATGTTTGCGGGCGGCCTGCGCATGGTGGGCGAGCGAGGCCCAGAGCTGGAGGTCACGGGGCCAGCCCGCTACTGGTCGTCGGCGCAGACCCAGCAAATGCTGAGCGGCGCAGGCGG